GGCACGCCCACGGTGTTCTCGAAGGACTTGTTCTTGATGCTGTAGTCATGCAGCGCCAGGTTCTGGATCACCCGGTCGCCGAGCCATTCGCGGAACGCGGTGCTGTTGCCCAGCCAGCCGTATTGCTCGGTCGAGTTGACTGACGGCACCTCCAGGGTGAAGGGCATGAAATCCGGCTTCACGCCGGCGAAGGCGTTCTGGAAGGACGCCTTGTAGCCGGTGAACAGCATGTTCAGGTTTTGGCGGTTGATGATCATCTGAGTTGTGCTCCCTTAAATCTCGATCCAGACGCCGTGGTCGTCCAGGTCTCGGATGACACCGGCGACCGAGCGGGTCGAGGTGCCGTTCGTTTTGGCCACGGTCTGGTCGTCGACGATGTAGGCGGTGGCGCCGATGTCGGCACGGGTAACCTCGTCGGCGCCCGAGCTGTTGGCGAACGGGAACACGCCGCGGCGGGTTTCGATGGTGCGGGCACCAGCGACGCCGGCGCGGTTGTCCACATACTCCTCGGCGCGGCCACGGGCGCGTAGGGTCGTGGAGGTGCTGCCGGGAACGGCGTTGCCCGAGGCATCCAGGCACACCAGCGAGCCGGCATAGATGAGCGTGGAAGCGGCCACCGGATCGACGAACTTGATGCCGTCACGGCGCAGGGTGTTGCGGTCTCTGGTCAGGGCGGTCATGGATCAGGCCTCCTTCGCGGCTTTGAACTGGTCGTGGGTCAGCCCCATCGCACTGCACACCGCCAGCTCATCCGCAGTGAGGCCGGTTTTCTCGTCCGGCACCGGCGGGTTGCCCTGGGTCTGGCTGCGCGTCAGCGCGGCGATCGGCGCGGCAGCGTCGAGGTAGGCGGTCAGCGCGGCACGGTCCTTCTTGCCCAGGTCGCGCGCCCAGACTTCCATCGTCTTGTGCAGGCGCCCGTCATCCAGGGCTGCACTGATCTGGGTTTCGAGGTCCAGCTGGTCGCGCTCACCCAGGCGGGCGGTCAGTGCGGCCAGCTCGACCTTCATGCCATCGACGACCGACAGCGGCACGAACTGAGCCGGGTCGACGCTGGTGGCGGCCTTGGCCTTGAGGCCAGTGCAGGCTGCGACCAGCGCATCGCCGAACACGGCACCTTCATCCAGGCCCAGCAGCTTGCGCAGGTTGGTGGTGTGAGCGGAGAGCGCGGCGACCGCCTGCTCTTCGGTGGTGTTCTCGGCCAGGCCGAGGGCGGCGATCAGCGCCTGCAGCAGTGGGTTCACGGGGTTTTCCTCTGAAGGGTCATCGAAACAGCCGAACGACGCCGCGGCACGTAGGCTGAGTGCCTGCATGCCGTCGATTGCCGGGGCATTGGTGAGCGCGCCCATCTGCACGTCCAGGACGTCGCCGGTGGTCGGGTGGTACAGGAAGACGGGAGAGAAATACTGGTACTCGCCATCGGCGACGTACTGCGCGGCACGAGCGGTGAGCTGCACCTGGGCGAACAGCCCTTCGCCCTCGCGCCATTCCAGATCCCGGTACCAGCCGGCGGCGGGAGCCGGCTGACCGTTCTCTTCCTTGCGCAGGGTCTGGTGTTCGTAGTCGACCACGCGCTTGGTCTTGGTCGCGTGGAAACGCTCGATCACCTTGGCGGCGACGGCTTGATTGATGTGCCAGCTCGGCACCTTGATCTCACGACCGTCCGCCGGCTTGAAGTGCCCCGCCGGGGTCACCTGCAGCCAGATGGTGTTGTCGTCAGCGACCGAGCCCAGCGAGAAGCTGCAGGCGGCGAGTGCAACGGCGAGGGGGAGGCGTTTGGTTTTCATGCCGCCAGAGTGCGGCGGTCACGCGGGGNGGTCTTTTCGGTAGACCGAAAATCGCNGGAGGGTGGCGCGAGGGGCTTTTTCTACGAAACCACACCGCGACAGNTCAATGCAATGCCGCTGGCGGGCTTTATAAACGCCATAACCGCGCATTTACCCTATGGGTGCCCCCGATGGCACAGCCTGGAGGGCCAAAACGCGCGTATGGGGCCTATTTGGCGGTCGCGCCGGAAAGGTGCTTCACGGCGATGGCAATAAGGTCCTGGTTGTCCTGCGCGCTGGTCCCCAGCCACGGCCGTGCCGGGATGGTAATGGTGTATGGGCCGATGGTGACCCGCTGGGCGAAGTTGCTCTGGCGCTTGTTGACGAAGCGGTTGCCCACTTCACCCGATTTGCCGTCCTGCCGGAAATAGGCCTGCTGGCTGCGTGCGGCAAACTCGATGTCGCCGCCGTAATGATGGATCGCACCGTACCGTCGGTTGGTGCCGAACAGCAGCTGCTCGTCGCTGGCCTGATAGCGCAGGGTGTTTTTCAGGTAGCCATCGAGCACCAGGATCTTGTTCGGGTTTTTCTTCTTGCGCCGCTGGTAGCGGGGAGACAGCGCCTGCCAGGGCGTGCCGTCCGGGGCCGACTGGCTGGCGAACCGCCGGTCGTGGGCGATCAACAGATACTCGCCCATGTCGCGGAACATGGACGCCGGCTCGCCCATTGCGTTGGCCGCCTCGTTGATCGCCGCCAGCGCGCCGGCGGCATCGAATTCGAGTGTGACGCCTGACATGGAGCCTCCTATACTGAACTCAGCCGATCGAGCGAGCAGCCCCTGCCAGGGCCTCCAATCCTACGCTCGCGGTAAACCTGGTGTGGCAGCGCCGGGTTTTTTCATTGCTCGCGCTGATACAAGCGAACGCCTTGGCGCAGCCCTTCGATGTAGGCCGTCTCGGCTGCCGGAAAGGTCGTTACGCCCACCCAGCCATCTGCCCCCACTTCGAACACCGCCACGGCCGGCGCCGCCTGGCCGGCGACCTCGAAGCGTGCCAGGTAGCGCCGCCGCACCACCGCCTTACCCAACGCGCCGAGCCATTCCAGTCGTGTCCAGATCTCGTCGGGCTGCTTCAGCGCCTCGGCCAGCATCAGCAGCCATTGACCGCGGCCGCGCTTGTTCGCCTTCAACTGGCCGGTCACCCGGTCGGTGAACAGCTCCTTGCCCACCACCAGGCGCTCGCCGATCACGTCGCGCATCACCGCCGGGGCCTGCAGCGTGGCGCCGAACTCGTCCAGGTAGCGCTGCACATAGGCGGTGTCCGACAGGTCGGGCGGCAGGATGCGCTCGGTCGGAAACGACCGAGGCGGCGGCAGCGGGTCGGTGGCGACCCGGTTGGGCAATCCCGGTGCCGGTGCGGGGATCAGTTCGTCATCGAGGCGTGGACGCGGCACGGCGCTCTCCATCCGTGATCGGCCGGGCGTGTATTCAAAGCCGGGGTCGATGCCCTGCGGCACCTCGACGGTACGCGGCCCCTGCGGGCTGTGCTGGCCGATGGTGCGTTGCTCCCAGATGATCGGCGGTGCGGTGTCCGGGCCTGTCTTGCCCAGACGCACCAGGTCGTCTTCGCTGAGTGCCCGCACGCTGCACTGACAGCCCCAGGCGTTGATCGGAAAGTGGTACTGCCACCACGGATCGTCCCAGCGCAGGACCATGCCATTCCAGGCCTCGTGTTCCGGCCGCGGGTACTCCACCGCATCGCTATGGAGGTACTGCCAGTACGGCCGCTCTTCGCGCACGGCCATCAGCTGCTCATAGCGCCCGGCCATGTAGCTGCTGCGCATGTTGGTCTCGTAGATCACCCGCGAGCGCCAGTTGCGACCGCCGTTGTAGCTCCAGCCGTGCTTGGCCACGATGCGGTCGAAGTCGCGGCGGAACTCCTCAAGCGTGCCGCCGCCCTCGATCGCCCGCTCGACGGCCTGGCGGAAATCAGCCACCAGCCCGTCGCGGTTGGCGCCGGCCACGGTGAACGCATAGTCGTGCTCGCGGCCGTAAACGTCCGTCCAGCCGTTGGTGGCCAGGTTGAGCTTGCGGCGCAGGAACTGGTTCTGCTCCCGGAATGGCAACGACGTTGCGCTAACGGCCACCAGCGGCCTCCTGAACGATATCCAGACGCCCCTGCAGCGCTGCGGCGGCCAGCGCCTGCGCCATCGCCTCGGCGTACTGCTCGATGCTCATGTCCGGCAGCAGCTCGGCCAGGCCATCGCGGATCTGTTCCAGGCTCTGGGCCTGTTCCACCAGTTGGCGGATCTGCGCGATCCATTGCCCGGTGATCGGCTGCAAGTCGTCGTCCAGGTGCTCGGCGGCGCTCGCGGCCGGCTGCTGCGCGGTGGCCACCGCGCGCCCGGCAGGCAGCTCGCGCACTGCGGGAGCCGTGGGAGCGGCCTGCAGCTGCAGCACGTCCTCGCCCTCGGCTGGTTCGGGGATGGCCACCTTCTCCTGTGCCCACTGCCGCGGGATGCGGAACCCCAGCTCGACCAGCTTCGGGCAGGGAATCGGCATAGGCCTTCAGGTCTTCGGGGTTCCTGGGTGCTGAACACCAGACGGGGGCAGCGCTGCCAGCTATCGGCCAGGCCGTTGAGCACGGCGATCGGGTAGATCAGATCACGGCTCAGCGTGGCGCCCAGCTGGCGGGCATCGGAGTCGCGCAGATCGAGGCGCACCTCGTTGTGCACGTTGCCCAGGGCGTTGGTGTTGGTGCCCTCGCCGGTACCGCTGGTCAGCGTGCCACCCAGGACGGCCTTTGACTGGGTGCGCTCGCACCAGTCGATCATCAGCTTGAACGCGGCCGGGTCGCCCTGCGCGGCGTTGATGAACTCCAAGTCCATGCCTTGCGGGATGATGCCCGCAGCGTTGTGGCCCAGCGCGGCCAGGGCGCGCAGCAGGGTCAGCTTCTCCTTCTCGGTGGCGCCGCCTGGGTATTTGCCCACGCGCATGGGGATGCCGTAGATCTCCAGGAACTCGGCCAGGTCGCCCACGCTGTAGTTCTTGAACAGGTACGGCCAGACCAGTACGCGGAACAGCGCCGAGCGCTCCAGGTAGCCCGACTTGGCCTTGTGCACATGGGTAATCCAGCCGAACGGCTGCAGCGGCTCGCCGCCGGCCGCGCCACGCAGGCGGATCTCCTGGCGCTGCCCGCGCACCAGCTGGAACCAGCTCTGCGGCCGGTAGTCGATCGCCTTGGGCAGCCAGTCGCCCTCCAGGCGCTGCCACCCATCGAACTCCAGGCAGGCGAACCCCTTGCCGACTAGCGTCGGTGGTAGTCGAACAGCATGNCCTCGAAATCGATCCAGCCCGGCCAGCAGAGAGGTCAGCGCCGCGGCGGCGTCCTTCTCCTTCGCGGAGGGGTTGTCCGGCGGCACGATCTGCCAGTCGAGCTGGGCCACGGCGCGGCGGCGCTTGCCCATCTCGGCATGGACATGGCCGTCCTTCTCCTCGATGTCCTCGAACAGCTCGTACTGCGCCACGATGTCGCCCTGCTCGGCGGCATCGAGAATCTGCGCGAGCTTGCTCGGCGTCAGCCCACGCGAGGGATGGTTGGCCACCTCGTGGTGCAGGCCAGTGAGGTGGGCCGTCTGCGGCTCGCGCAAGTCAGCCGAGGAAACGGTCCCGTAGGGGGTGAGAAAGCGTGCCGCAGCGGCACGCAGGGCCTTGATCACCATGCAGAGGGCTCCGGTAGTTCGATGTCGTTGTCGTCGTCGGCCACGTTGTCGAATCCGCGGCTATGGCGCGGCAGTGCGGTAAATTCGATCACACCGCCTTCCATGAAACTCGCCCGCACGGCCATGACCAGCGACACCGCGCTATCGCCGTGCCGGCGGGCCTTGCTGTCCTGCGACTGCACATCCTTGGTGCGGCCCTTGTCGATCACCGGCACACCTTTCTCGACCTTGATCGACAGCAGGTCATCGAGGCGGGTCTGGTGCCGGGCGATCTGCAGGTTGAACGCCTCCAGCTCGCCCTTGAGCTTGGGCATCCACAGGGCGTACCACGCGAGGTTCAGCTGCACCTGGTCAACCAGGCCAGCGCCAAAGCGCAGCGCAGCCTGCTCGGCCAGATAACCACCGTTGCCGGTGGCATCGAACGCCAGGCCGCCCAGGCGCGGCAGGCGATCGCAGATGTAGAACATGATCTGCCGCTGGGCCTCGTAGGTGAGGTTGCGCAGCTCGACCTCGAACGGCACCCGTTTGCGCAGCAGCGGATCGATCTGCAGGGGCGTGAACACGGTGAGGTCGCCACGGCGGGCGAAGTCCTCACCGAATGCGTGGCGGTTGCGCGGGCTGAGGCGCGCCAGCTCGGGCGCCAGGTTTTCCTCGCACCAGGTGCTGATCTCGGCCTCGCGCATTTCCGGCGTCCAGCCCTCGAAACCCGCCGGGGCCTCGTAGCGGTAGATGCGGATCGAGTGGTCAACCACCATCGCCTGCTCGATCAGCACGCGGCTCAGGTAGGCGCCCCCGCTCTTCTTCGGCACGCAGCCGTACTCTTCGTCGGCCGACTCGACGTTGGGGGCGTTCTTGTAGAGCTTGTCGCGCCACTGCTGCTCGGCCGCGGGTGACCAGGTCTGGCCGGTGACGTAGCAAATGCGGCGGTACAGGCCCTGGGCGATCGCATCGTCGAGGGTGATGCGGTGCACGCTGTAGTCTTTGCGTCCCTCGCGGGCGTCCTGGATGTAGCTGTTGAATGCGTTGTCCACGCCGTTGTGGGTGCTGATCAGGCGCACCTTGTTGCCCCACATGGTCAGCGCCAGTGCCGCTTTCAGCAGCTCTTCCAGGGATTCATGGAACGCTGCCTCGTCGATCACCACGTCGCCCTGCAGGCCGCGCAGGTTGCTCGGCCGGCTGGACAGTGCCTGGATTTTGAAGCCGCTTTTCGGGAAGCGGATCATGTACGCGAGGATCTCCTCGCGCCGGCCCTCATCCCAGAACGTCTGCTCGTATACGTCCGCCTGGGCCAGCTCGTTGAACGCCCGGGCGAACAGCGCGCAGGCGGCGATGTACTCCAGCGCCATCTCCTGTTTGCTGCCCACGTAGAACGTATTGCAGCCGCCACGGCGGCGCGGCTTGGCGGCATTGATCACGTTGCGCCCGGCCTCGGCCCAGGTGAGGCCGGTACGGCGGGATTTCTCGGCGATCATGATCTGGCTGGTGTCGTCGAACCAACGCTGCTGGTATGGCAGGAACACTGCCGCACCATCGGGCACGGCGGCGGCCATGTCCTGGGGCACGTCGACGCCGTGCAGGGCCATCTCCTCGGCCAGGTCGATTTTGCGCGGGGCGCCGGCCGCTTTCAGCGCGCTACTCATGGCCAGCGCTCTCCGGTTGTTCCGCCTGCGGCTCGATGGCAGTGCAGCGGTATACGGTCTTACCGACGTAGAACGAGCCGAGGCGCTCGCACTCCGTAGCAATTGTCAAATGAGCGTGTCGCCAGCCCAGCAGCCAGCCGATCCAGAGCAGGCCGATGATTGCCAACAGCTTCATCAGCGGAGTACTCCGTCTGGCAGGCAAGAGATTCCACCGTTGCTGGGGCCATAAAGCCAACAGGTCACGCCTCGCTCATCGTCATGCCAAACCTGGATGTGGGTTGCGCCATGCGCCTTTTCCCTCGGTGACTCTTCGTGCTCAATGCAGCCGGCCAGGGCAGTCAGCAGGGCAATCAGTACTAGGTTCTTCATCAGGATTTACCCATCAGCACGCGGCGGATGCGATCCTCAAGCTGTTCGCTCATACCGTCGCTGCCGCGCATTTCTTCCAGGCGTTGTTCCTGCTCGGCGAGCAGCGCCTCGCGGGCCTCTCGCTCGATCGCCTTGCGCTCCTCGCGGCTGACCTTGCGCGCAGCCAGCACATCCTTCGCCGCGCGGGCCAGCTTGCGCACGTCGTCGACGGTGGTCTCCTCGTCGATCTGCGCGCCGAGGGCGGCGTGGGTGGTCAGCGTGGTGATGGACTGCACCATCAGCGCACCGGCCTTGTCGTCCGGGTTCTCGCCCAGCTCCTCAACCAGCAGGCTGGCCATCGCCTGCTGCTCGCGCAGGCGGCGGCTCATCTCGTCGAAGCTGACCTTGTAGCGGCCGACCGCCGAGCGGCTGGGCTTCTGCTCGCTGGGGAACTGCTCGTGCAGGTCCTCGATCAGCTCGTCCAGGGTGAGGCGGTTCTCGCGCAGGCGCCGCTCGATGTGGCTGCGCACCTGCGGCTCCAGCTTGTCGATGCTCGACTTGCGGCCCATGTCAGGCTCCCGGGCGTTTGACGCCATCCACACGTGCGCGGCCGGCGGCGACGTCGGCGCCGCGCTCGCTAAGGGTGACCAGTAGCACGGCACCGTCACCGATGGTCTCGATACCCAGCAGGCCCATCTCCTCCAGCCAGCGCAGTTCGGTTTTCACCTGGTCGCGGCTTGGCTCGTGGCCCCAGTGCTGCAGCAAGGTGTGCAGCACCGAGCTGTTGGCCCGGTAGCCGGGCAGTTCAGCCAGGCTGCGCAGGATCACCAGGCGCATGTCGGCCCGCAGGAAGTTCGAGTAGGGGGTGCTCATCGCGGCCTCACTTGTTCAGCAGGTAATCGTTGATGCGGTCGAGGCTGCGAGCGATCGGCTGCACGCTTTCGGCAATGCCGTCCATGCGCGCGTCGATGCGTTCCAGCTTGGCGGCCACTTCGTGCAGCTGGTCGACGCTGGGTACCGAACGCATCTCGGCCTCCAGGGTCGTCAGGCGGGTGCGCAGCTCCAGCATTTCCCGGGCGCTGGCCGACTGCCGGCCGATCAGCCAGGCATAAATGCCGATGGCGGTGGTGACGATCCAGCGCATGGCCTCGAAGCCGAAGTTCATTTCTTCCAAGTTCACTGGAGCTGCTCCTGTTCCAGGTAATTCACCAGGTCGACCAGGCGCCCGGCACAAATGCCGTACTGGTCGTACAGCTCCTTCAGCGCCACTGCCGCGGCGTCGGCGCTGTTGTTCATCGGTTCAACGGGGGGTGGGCACTGCACTGCGTATTCCGCTGGCAGCGGCCTCGGCGGCGCGACGGCGCGCGTCATCGAGCTGCTGCATGACGCCAGCGTCAAACACACAGCCAGCGCGCTGAGGCGCAGTAGTGGCGAGCGCATCGCGTATCTCCTGGGTGGTGCGGGCGTCCGCCTGGCGACGGGCGCTGATGGTTTTGCCCAGCTCTTGGCTGGCGGCGTTGGCGGCGGCAGCCAGGCCCTTGGTGCTGTCGATCACGTTCTGCAGGGCGCCGAGCTGGGCCTGCTGGCAGGCCTGCGCGGCGGCGGCCTGGCCCTCGGCATAACCCAGGTCGTAGGCCGTGCTGGATGCCAACAGCCAGGTCACCGCCAGGGCGATGGCCGCGGCTGCCAGCGCGCACAGCGCGATGACCAGGCGGTTGATCATTTACGCGGCCCCTTGAACTTGTGCTTGCGCTTGATGCGCTTGACCAACGGTTCGCGAGGGGCCGGCGAGGCATACAGCTCGGCGGCAGCCAGCCAGTTGCGCGAACAGGCGGCCGGTGACGTGGTGGCGTTGCGGGTTTCCAGACAATGCAGCGGCATGTGCATGGTGGTACCTCTCGGCGCACACGCCATCACCCCAGCCGGCGGCCGCGTAGAGCGGCTCCCAGCGCAACAGGATGGCGCGCGGGTAGTGGCGGTTCTCGCGGAAATTGGCAGCCGAGCGGCCGGCGTTGTGCCGCTCGACGGAATCGAACCAGGCCAGCTGGTCGGCGCCGGATGCCGAGGCCAGCCTGCGATCGCGATTTACCCAGCCATTGCCGCCGTTGTAGCCGGCCAGCACGAACGCCCAGCGATCGCACTCGCTGACGGCCGGGTTGCGCTCGTACAGCCAGAGGTCGAACGCGACCATCGCGCGCAGGGCCCAGCCCGGGTTGTACGGTTGCGCCGGGCCGAGGGTGTTGGGATACAGCGTGGCCATCCAGTCGGCGGTGGCCGGCATGAACTGCGCCAGGCCTTGGGCACCGACCGGGGAACGGGCATTTGCTCGCCAGCCGCTCTCCTGGTGCACCTGCCCGGCCAGGGTGGCGATGGGTGCATCCAGCCCCCAGCCGGCATGGGCGGCGCGCACCAGGGTGCGGCGGTGCTGCTCGGCGGTCTGCGGAACGGCATCGGCGGCAACGGCTGGTTGGCAGCCCACCGCCAGCGCTATGGCCAGCGCCACCAGCGCCCAGCCCAGCACCGAGCCCACCACGAACGAACAGAGCGCGCGCATGGCTACAACCCCAGCGTCATGCCGAGGACGCACGCCAGCACGATCAGCGCGCGGCGCAGCCAGGCACCGACCAGAGACATGGCGGTGTTGCACTGATGCGGGCGATCAGCGTAGGGGTACAACGAGCGGTCGATCCAGTAGCCCAGGGTGGCCGCCAGGGTGACCAGGGCGCCCTTGTACAGCACCACCTGGAGCTGCTCGGGGCGGATGTAAGCCAGCGCCAGCAGCAGGCACAGGGTGACGATGGTCCACAGCCACATGCGCGGCAGGCGCTGGCTGGGTTGGCTCGATCTGGGCATGGGACGCTCGCTCGTGGCTGATGGNCATGCCTGCTCGAAGCAGGCCAGACGATCATCGCCACGCGCGCGCGAAGGGTCTTTTCGGGGGGCCGGAAATGATGAGGGCGCCATGCGGCGCCCCTTGTTCATCCTCGATCCGGGAGCATCAGTGACCAGCTGCAGGCGCAAAATGGATGGCCGCAGGGCGGCATCCGCTTCATCACCTCTTTGCTCGGCTTGAGCACCTGTCGATCAATAGCTCCGCACGGGACTGACTGGCCATCCTGCTCGCCAGCAGAAACGTGGATCACATGGCCCATGCCATCGCTCAGCAATACGCGGATCTGTCCACGGCGGTGCAGCCTATGGGTCGAGAGCGTGAACCAACGGTAAATAGCCTCCAGCAGATCATCGGCATGCGGAGCCTCGCCCAGCTGCTGCGCCACCAGCCGCCTGCCCCGTGGCCAGTCCCATGTATGACCATGAAGAATCGCGTGCATTCCCCTGATGAATTCGCGCTGGGTCGCGGACTGGCGATGCAACCGAAGCGCCTCGGCCCGCATGGCCGATTTAACCGGAGGCGGCGCGTCTATCTCCTGAGCAATGCGATGCCAGGCAGCCAATGCGAATGCATCAGGCAGTGCATCCATCGAAAACGACAGCACGACTTACTGCCCCATGATCACCCGATACCGGCGCTGGTACTCCTCGTAGCTCAGGCCGGGCGTGCGGGATAGCTCGTCGAGCTGCTGTTCCTTGCTCGCACTAGATGGGGCCAGGTATGTCGCTGGGGTTGGCGCAGGGGCCGCTACAGCCACAGCATGAGCCGGCACGCTGGTCGCAGCTTTGCACTCGACCGTCATCACATAGTCGACCACCGAAACCTGCATCGGCGCACCCAGAATTTCGTAGCCGTACGGGCACAGTTCCCCGGCCTTGGAGTAGGCGGCCGCCGCCGAGGTACCGTCGATCCAGTGTACCGGCCGGCCGTTGGGGCCGGAGTGGTGGCTACTGGTAATGGCACAACCTGCCAGCGAGACTAGGCCGAGTGCTGTTGCTGATGCGTTGATCCATCTTTTCATCGTCTTACCCTTCTTGGTTATCAGCGGCCAGCCACGGGCGCGAGCAGGTCGCTGCCGCAGTGCTTGCACTTGATCGCGGCTTCCATGATCTCCTCGGCGCAATAGGGGCAGGTTTTCTTCCCGGTGCTGGCGTGGCGGGCCTGCTGTACTGCTGGAGGCTGTTCGGCAGAGACCCCGGCGGCGTGCTTGGCAGCCGCGGGCTGGCGGTTGAGCGCCCAGGCATAGGCAACTACCCAGCCAATCAGCGACCAGCCCAGGAACACGTTCACCACGGCAATCGACACAACGCTGGGGTGTTTTCTCGTCCATGCCTCGTATGTTGGCAGCAGGTACAGGGCCGGCACCGTCAGGAAGAACGAGAAGGCCACGAGCTTGCCGAACACGTTGAGGCCACTCGGGGGTGTCTGCCCCATGCTCCAGCCGTAGAGGGCCAGCAAGACCAGCAGTAGCAGTCGCACGATGAACATGTTTCCTCCTTGAAGCGCCTACGGCGCGGGCTGAACGACCTTAAAGGGCGCGCCCCACCAGCGCGCCCAGCATGAACACCGCAGTGAAATGCCAGGGATGATTCATCATCACCTCGCGCAAGCCAGGCCAGGAGAGCGGCGCGGCCTGCTGCTGGGCCGGCATCTGGTAGGTGTCGACAAAACGCAGCACCGCCTTGAGCTGTGCCGGACTGAGTTTGGTCAGCACGGTGCAGCCAAACTCGCGCGAGCAGAACTGCTCCATCTGCTCGGAGATCCCTCGCCGCTTGGCCACACCCGCCACCTCATCCATCAGGCACCTGGCGTGCGCCTGCGCGTGAAGATGCTCGGCATGGTCAAGTAGCGCCTGTTCGGCTTCGGCGAACTTGTCGCGTGGAATGTCTTCGATGGAGCTGACCCCGGTCCGGGTGTGCACCACCTCCTTCCAGAGCAGGCGCGGATCGGCGTGGTACTCGTTGCTGATCTCGGTGACCAGCCGGTTGAGCCGGCGACGCTGTTCGGGTGACAGCAGGTCGGGTGCCGGGGCGCTGTTGATGTTCACCTGGGTGCCTCCCAGGTTGATGTTCCCTACACGAGGCAGGTTGACGACGTTCTCATTGAAGTCGCGGCCAGCCACCTGGTTTCCATTCCCCTTCACCTCGATGTCACTCACGGACTACTCCTTCCGTTCGTTGAAATCCCTGCCTGCGACGCGGTGGCCGCTTCCTGAAACCTTGATGCCACCTTGTTGGGGCTTGGATTTGGGCTTCTTGCCACCGGCCAGCAGCTCGGCGAGCAGCGCTTTGCGCGCCGTCGCCGTCAGCCCCCGATAAGCATCGAGCAGCAGCTCTTCGTCTGGGGGCAAATGTCGCGACGTCGCGACATTTGACTGATTGGCCACATCTTGTGAGCGCGTACCGGTAAGCACGTACAGCACATCCATGCCGCGCTTAGAGAGCGCCGCTAGCTGTATGGCCGTGGGCGATGAAACCCCCTTCTCCCAGTCGATGACCGTCCGCTTGGCTGCAGCCGCAGCCTCTGCCAATTCCGGCTGGGTGAGTCCCAAGCGCTTGCGCTCTTCTTTCAGTCGCTCACCAATCATGCAGATATCCGCACTTTTCGTTTGACAGGTGCAGATATCCGCACCTATATTTAATTCACACCAACGCACCGCCAGCGCGTTACCAGTCCACACACTCACAGCAGGAGAGCCCCATGCTCCGCACCGCCGATGAAGCCCGCGCCGAGTTCAAGCGCAAGGGCATTTCGATCTCCCAATGGGCCGCCGCCAACAACTTCAGCGTCAACCTGGTGTTCGAAGTCCTCGCCGGACGCAAGCAGGGCGTACGCGGCCAGTCTCACAAAATCGCCGTCAAGCTCGGCCTCAAGGAAGGCGACGTCGTCGAGGACGACCAGATCGCCTGCGCGCTTTCGCGCCGCACCGCGTGAGGGCTGCCGCCATGAACGTCGAGCACATCACCCTGCAACCGCACCCTCTGGACGCCTGGCGCCGTGCGCTGGACATCCTGATCACCCGTGCACCCGGCCACCCAGCTGATGTCGCCAACCACCTGCGNGACGCCGCCNTCGGNNTGNCNGCCAAGCCCGCGNTGAGCGAGCAGGCGGCCTGGCTGGTCGAGCTGCTGCTGATNGCCGCCGGCGGCGCGCCACGCAGCACGACCCTCGAAGACGAGGCGCGCAACGCGTTTGGCTTCACTCGTCGAGCCCCGTCGATCGGTATCGATCTATCCGCTGACGCTGTTCGCGCACGTCGCGCAGCTGGTCTGCCAGATGTACCAGCAGCTGGTTGGCGTGCGGCTCGAACGGTGCCCCCTGCCAGTGCGTGCCCAGCATCGCGCGCTCCAGTACAGGCGGATCGATCGCTCCCAGTTGCTCCAGCTGCGCAGCCACAAACAGCCACGCCTGCGCCAGGGCATGAATCTGCCCCTCGACCTGCAGGTGGCGAATCTCTCGAGCGTCCATCGGGTGACTCCCCATGCGAGTGAATGTACCCCAACAAGGTGGCCTTTTGGTAACAGCGTTGCCAATGAGCAGCCGCGGGATTTGTTTGGCGGGCCGCTCTGGCGTGCGCCTGGAGGCCTTCCAATGAGACGCCGCAACTGGAAAGCCGCCCAGCCGAGCAGCATCCGCCAGGCTCTGGAGTGGTCGCTGGAGTTCGCCAAGGAACGCCACAACCTGGGCGTCGAACGCATCGCCGAGCGCATGGGCCAGGCCAACCACTGGGCGCTCTACAAGTGGGTCAGCGAGGGGCGGATGCCGGCCGTAATGATCCCGGCATTCGAGCATGTCTGCGGCATCAATCTGGTCAGCCGCTGGCTCGCCGCGACTGGCGGCAAGCTGCTGGTGGACATGCCGACCGGACGCGGTTGCGGCGCGCAGGACATGCAGGAGCTGCAAGCCGTGCTCAATGAGACCACTGGCGCGCTGCTGGCCTTCTACAGCGGCGCGGCCTCGGCCAGCGACACCCTGGCCGCCGTGCAGGCAGGCCTCGAAGCACTGGCCTGGCACCGCGGCAACGTCGCCCAGCACGAACACCCGCAACTGGAACTAGGAGGCCAGGACCATGAGTAAGGCTCTGGAGCTGTTCAAGACTCTATTCGACGGCCCGCGTGACCCGCGCAGTGCCGAGTATCAGGAAGGATGCCTGTACATCCTGCGGCGCAAGCTCGACGGCATCGGCAAGAAGGATTGCCCCTACCGCATGCCCAGCGCACAGGCCGACGCCTGGCTGGCCGGCTGCGAGGAAGGCCTGCGCCAGTACCGTTATCTCCAGCACGAGGCCACCCAGGCATGACCACCAAACCTCGCATTCACGACAGTGGCACCCGCGTGCTGCGTGTGCTGGCCGCCCTGAAGGGCCACACGCTCCAGGGCCTTTCCAACGTCGAGCTGGCCAAGGCGCTCAACGAGAGCCCGGCGAATATCAGCCGCTGCCTGGCCACGCTGGTCGAGGCCGGTTTCGCCACCAAGCTCGACAGCGGGCGCTACGCGCCGGGCATCGCCCTGCTGCAGATCGCCCAGGCGCATGCCAACGAGATGGCATCTGCGCAGCACCGCATCAACGAGATCAACCAACGCGTGCTGGCCGGGGCCAGCCGCTGAGAAGGAGCACCCGATGGACTATCTGAAATTGGCCAAGCGCTTGCTGCGCGGCGGTGATCGACACAGCAGTGTCTATGTCGACGGCATGATCGCCGCGCTGCGCCTGCGCATCGAGGGCGAGCCCACTGTGATCACCTACCCGCAGGGCTCCCTGGAATTCGACGCCTACTACCACGGCTGCCGTCGCGGCGCGGACGAGTTCCGCAACGCGCTGATCGAGGCCAACGGCGATCGCGCCATTGCCATCAACCAACTGCGGGCACTGGCCGGCACCGAACTGGAGGCTGCGTGATGGCTCGTACCGCAAGCAAGGGCGTTGCGCCCGTAGCGCTGCAGCCGCTGGATGAAACCGCGCTGCTGGGCACGCAGAACCGCGTGGCGACCCTGGACCACGAGCAGGAACTGACCGTGCGCGCGGTGGCGGCGCAGCTGGGCTACCAGCTGCCGGCCGATTGCACCGACCCGGACCTGATCCAGCGTGACATCGCCGCCAACATGCGGCGCAGCGTGGAGGCGTGCCTGGAAGTGGGGCGCGGCCTGCAGGTGCTCAAGGCGGCATGCGGGCACGGGCAGTTCCTGACGCGCCTGGAGGTGCTCGGCATCGAAAGAAAGGTCGCGGTCAAGTTCATGAGTTCCGCTGCCAAATTTTCCAGTCTCGGCAGCAATGCTGCCCTGACCAAGGCCCTGGGCAACCAGTCGAAGCTGTTCGAGATGCTGGTCCTGGAGGACGAGCAGATCGAGGAGCTGGAGCTGACCGGCCAGACCGGCGAACTGACCCTGGACGACGTGGCCACCATGAGCGTGAAGGAGCTGCGCCAAGCCCTGCGCGAGGCGCGCAAGGACGTCGAGGCCAACGGCCAGGTACTGGCCGCCAAGAACGCCAAGATCGANGAGCTGGCCACCCAGCTGGCACGCAAGCCGCTGGTGGCCGTGCCGGCACCGGACGAGAAGGCCCGGGAGCTGCGCCAGGAGGTGACGGCGATCGCCTTCGAAACCGAGGCGGACATCACCGGCAAGCTGCGCGAGGCGTTCAACACGATGGACGTGCATGCCCAGGAAACTGGCACCGACCATCGCAGCTTCCAGGCTCAGTTGGTGGCGCACCTGGAACGGCTGCTGCGCCAGCTCCGCGAGGAGTTCCAGCTGCCTGAGCTGGCCGGTGACGAGGATTTCAGCTGGATGACGGCGGACGAGGCCTGACCCATGAGCGCCGTGATTACCCAACGCCTGGTCGACCTGGACCGCACGCTGCAGACCGCAGCGCGCGGCCAGCGCACCGCCCTGTGCAGGGCGGCGGCGCAGGAGCTGGGCCTATCCCTCGCCACCCTGTATCGAAAACTGGAGGAGGTCACCGTGACCACCACTCCGCGCAAACGCCGCACCGATGCCGGCCAATCGCAGCTCACCCGTGAGGAGGCGCTGACCATCAGCGCCGCGCTGATCGAGTCGGCTCGCCGTAACGAAAAACGGCTCTATTCGCTGGCCGATGCCGTCGAGGCATTGCGGGCCAGCGGCATGATCCGCGCCGAGGCTGTCGACAAGGCTACCGGCGAGCTGCGGCCGATGTCGGTCAGCGCTATCGGGCGTGCATTGCACAGCTACAAGCTACACCCGGACCAGCTGCTGGCGCCGGCGCCGGTCACCGAGCTGGCGAGCCTGCACCCGAACCATGTGTGGCAGGTCGATGCGTCGATCTGCGTTCTGTACTACCTCAAGCCCGGCGCCAACCCGCGCGAGAACGGACTGCGGGTGATGGACCGCGACCAGTTCTACAAGAACAAGCCGCGCAACCTGGCGCGCATTGCTGCCGACCGCGTCTGGTCGTACGAGATTACCGATCACGCCAGCGGCTGGATCTACCTTGAATACGTGATGGGCGCCGAGTCAGGCGAGAACCTGAACAGCGTGCTGATCAACGCCATGCAAGAGCGTGGCGGCGCAGACATCCTGCATGGTCGCCCGACCGCGGTGATGATGGACCCAGGCTCGGCCAACACCGCCGGAATGACCAAGAATCTGTTCCGCAGCCTGGGCATCGAGATGATCGTGCACGCGCCCGGCGCGGCGCGGGTAACCGGCCAGGTGGAGAACGCGCGGAACATCATCGAGCGCAAGTTCGAGGCGGGTCTGCGCTTTCAACCGGTGGCCGACCTCGATGAACTCAACGCTTTGGCCGCCAAGTGGCGGGCGCACTTCAATGCCACGGCGATCCATAGCCGCCACGGCAAGTCGCGTACCGCGATGTGGATGACGATTCGCCAGGAGCAACTGATCAAGGCGCCGAGCGTCGAGATCTGCCGTCAGTTGGCGGTGGCCGAACCGGAGAGCCGCAAGGTCAACAGCAAGCTGCGCGTCAATTTCCAGGGCCGGGAATACGACGTATCGGTGGTGCCGCATGTGATGGTGGGCGACCGGGTCATGGTTACCCGCAACCCGTGGCGCGACGATGCCGCCCAGGTGGTGGCCACCGACGCCAACGGGCACGAGGTGTATTACGTCGTGCCGGTGATCGTGCGCAACGAGCTGGGCTTCGACGAGTCCGCCGCGATCATCGGGCAGACGTTCAAGCGCCAGGCCGATACACCGGCGCAGCAGGCGCGCAAAGCCGCGGCCGAGCTGGCGTTGGGTGTGCAGGGCGAAGATGCCGTGCAGGCCGCTCGCAAAGCCGCCGCGGTTCCGTTCGGCGGACGCCTGCAGCCATACAAGCACATCGACGAGGCCGAGCTGCCGGCATTCCTGCCGCGCCGCGGCACGCAACATGAACTCGCCGTGCCGACCATCGAGACGCCACCGCTCTCGGTGTTCGCCGCGGCCAAGCGCCTGCAGGCCGATTTCCCCGGCTGGGGCGCCGAGCACTATGCCTGGCTCAGCCAGCATTACCCGGCAGGCGTCGCCGAAGACGCGCTGCCCGACGTCCTGGCGGCGATCCGCGCCGCATTCACTCAACGACCCAAGCTCACTCTGGCAGGAGGTGCCTGATGCTGATGCTCAAAAAGGTTCTGGCGTTCAACGAACTGACCCAGGCCGAACTCGGACGTGAACTGAACTACTCCGGCCCGACGATCGCGCAGTTGATCAACCACAACATGTGGCCCAAGCGGGCCGACCCAGACGAACTCAAGGCCCGAATCCTCGGATGGCTCGCGCGCTGCGGGGCGACCGTGGCCAACGATCCGTTCGCTGAATTCGAAGAAGCGGCCCAGGGGAGCGGCAACTCCCCTGAGCCTGGACACCCCACCGAAGACGCTATCCACAACGAGGAGCCCGAACCCATGCTACTACGCCGCCAGAAACTGTCTCCAGAAGCCAAGCGGGCCTTTGGTCTGTTCCGCGACCCCTTCGACGAGCCAGCCAGCAGCGATGAATTGTTCCTCTCGCCGGATATCCGCTACGTGCGCGAGGCGCTGTACCAGGGCGCCAAGCACGGCAACCTGTTCGCCGCCGTGGTGGGTGAGTCGGGCTCTGGGAAGAGCACGATCCGCAAGGACCTGCGCGCCCGCATCCAGCGTGATCGCCTGCCGATCGTGATGATCGAGCCGTATGTGCTGGCGATGGAGGACAACGACATCAAGGGCAAGACACTGAAGTCGGCCCACATCTGCGAGGCGATCCTGGAGGAGATCAGCCCCAGCGCGAAGCCCGCACGCAGCAGCGAGGCGCGTTTTCGCCAAGTGCACCGCGCCCTGCGCGAGAGCGCCAAGATGGGCAACAAGCACCTGTTGATCATCGAGGAGGCCCACAGCCTGCCGGTGCCGACGCTCAAGCACCTGAAGCGCTTCTTCGAGCTGGAAGGCGACGGCGGCTTCGACAAGCTGCTCTCCATCGTGTTGATCGGCCAGACCGAACTGGGCCGCCGTCTGGACGAGCGAACGCCGGAGGTGCGCGAGGTGGTGCAGCGCTGCGAGCTGCTCACACTGAACCCGCTAGGTACCAATCTGGATGCGTTCCTAGGCCATCGCTTCGCCCAGGTTGGCAAGCAGCTCGGGGAGATTATCGAGCCCGCCGCCATCGCCGCTCTGCACGCCAAGCTCAGTTCCGAGGGGCGTGGCAGCCGGCCGGGCCATTCGGTGGCCTATCCGCTGGCCGTGCAGAACGTCGTCACGGCGGCCCTGAACGAAGCCGCTGCCATCGGCTCGCCGGTGGTCACGGCTGACATCGTGGCGGAGGTGTGAGCATGGTCACCGCCCAGATCATCCAACTCAACGCCGAGGGCACCGCGCCCCGGCACTGCATGCCGATGTGCACCGTACTGACCCCGGAGCTGGCCGAGGGGCTGCGCCTGACCAACGACCTGGCCCGGCGCCTGCGCGCCGCGGGCATCCGCGTTGAGTCGGCCTCGCCACTCGATACCAGCCTGTACATCGCGGCCGAGGACGCCGCCCCGTTCGCCGAGCTGTTCCGCCGGCAGTGGCGTGGCGTGTCCTGGAGTTCGACCGGGCTGCATACCCGGCATTCGGTGTACCTGGACGGGGTGCGTGTCTCCTGGTTCACCCCGGTGAAGGAGCAAAACCCATGAACAACGCCAAGCAGCTCGAAGCGATCGAGGAGCTACGCGAAGCCCTACGTCTCTCGGAGAACCGCTACAACGCTGCCGCGCAGATGCTGGCCACGATGACGGTTACGGCGACACGGCTCAATGCCGAGCTGGCGGTGATGTGCGAGGCCTACATCGCGGGCGACCACGCGCTGGTCACGTCCAAGGTTCGTGGGTTCGCACTGGCCTATTACCAGAACCTCAAACCAGCCCATCGGAGGGTCCACTGATGTCCACTCAAGCAGCAGTGCCGGAGGGCTACGTTCGCAACGCCGCCGGCCATTTGGTACCGGAACACCAGGTGCGCGAGCACGACAAGCTGCGCGATCAGGTTGCCTGCGAACTGGCAGCGCAGGCGCTGAACATCAGCGAGATGCTGGCCGCATTCAAGAAGAAGGCTTTGGCCGACATCGACGATCTGATCGCCATTTCCAACGCGCGGTATGGCGTGACCATCGGCGGCAAGAAGGGCAACGCCTCGATCACCACCTACGACGGCCAGTACAAGATCGAGCGCCAGATGGCCGAGCGGCTGACCTTCACCGAGGAGATCCTGGCAGCCAAGGAGCTGATCGATCAGTGCATCCGCAAATGGAGCGAGGGTGCCAACAATCATCTGCGCGTGCTGGTGGACCGCGCGTTCCGTGCCAATCGCCAAGGCCAGATCTCGACGGGCGACGTGCTCAGCCTGCTGCGCGTCGAGATCGAGGACGCCGACTGGAAGCGCGCGATGGAGGCGCTGAAGGACAGCATCCAGGTCAACGGCACGGCGGTTTACATCCGCGTGTACCAGCGCGTGGGCGATTCCGATCGCTATGACCCGATCAACCTGAACATTGCGGCGGTGTGAGATGAGCCTACTCAATGACTGCGACTACGAAACCACCACGCTGTTGAATGTGATCCAGCGGGCCGAGGAGCTGGGCGGTGACACCTACGACATGGTGCATCTCACACTCGACTCCGGCCGGGAGCTGATCCTGCTGGCGGTTACCGCCGAGCAGCTCGATCCGATGGCTGATCTGCTGGAGTCGGTGCGGGCTATGAGGGGGGAAGGTTGAAATGCCGTCCCTCAGCGCCCTGGCCAAGGAGGCACTCGCACGGGCGAAGCAGAGAATCAGCCAGCGGCATGTCTGCCGGAGCAAGCGGTTCTGGACGGAGGCTGAACAGCAACTGCTGCGCACTCGATACGCCAATGAGGACACGGCACAGATAGCCGCGGATCTCGGTCGGCCTATCGACCGGGTGTATGCCAAGGCCTATGCGTTGGGCCTGCGTAAGTCGGAGGAATTCCTCCGGGTGTGCCTGCAGCGCTGCGGCGAGCAGCGTGCCGAGCGCGGCCGGGCTACGCGGTTTCAGAAGGGCCTGATGCCCTGGAACAAAGGGCTTACAGGACTGCCGAGCACTGGCCGGATGACCGACACCCAGTTCCGTAAGGGCCGCAAGCCGGGCAACTGGTTGCCGATCGGCAGTTTCCGCACCAACAAAGATGGCTATCTCCAGCGCAAGGTCACTGATACCGGTTACCCGCCCAGGGACTGGATTGCCGTGCACGTCCTGCTCTGGGAGGAGCACAAAGGGCCGGTACCGGCAGGCCACTGCGTCTGTTTCAAGGACGGCAACAAGCAGCACGTCGAGCTGGAGAATCTGGAACTGATCACCCGCGCCGAGCGTATGCGGCGCAACACCATTCACCGCTATCCGCCGGAGCTGAAAGACGCCATTCGGACCGTCAGCAAGCTCAAACGCACCATTCGGAGGGTTGAGCATGAAAAACAAGGTTGAGGATCTGCGGAACCACCTCTTCGCCACCATTGAAGGGTTGCTGGACCAGGATCAGCCGCTGGATATCGAGCGTGCGAAAGCCGTCGCTCAAGTCGGCGCGGTGATCATCGAATCAGCGAAGGTCGAGGTGAAGGCGCTCGAAACACTGGGTGGCCAGGTCAAGAGCGATTTCTTGCAGCTGACTCATGAGGGGGGTCTGACATGTCGATCACCAAAACCACGCTCAGCAAGATCCATATCGCCCGTCAGCAACTGGGCATGGACGATGACATATATAGAGGACTGCTCGCTCGCGTGGCAGGTGTGCGCTCGGCCAAGGAGTTGAACAGCCGTCAGGCCGGTGCCGTGTTGCGGGAGTTCGAGCGCCTCGGGTTCCAGCCGGCACCCAGCCCGAAAGCCAAGGGCAAGCCGCACAACTTCAATCAGCTGCCGGCGGAGATCGAGGTGATCGAGGCCCAGCTGGCCGACATGAAGCTGTCCTGGAGCTATGCCGATCGCATCGCCCGGCAGATGTTCGGCGTGGCCCGCGTGGCATGGCTCAAGAAGCCCGAGCAGGTGAAGGCGGTTCTGGCCGCGCTGCATGTCGAGCAGGAAAAACGCGGGCTGCTGGCCAGTGTGGAAGCCCTGTGCGAGCAGCTCGGCATCGAGCATCCAGAACAGGCTGCCGGTTTGGAGCAACTGCCGCGGGACTGGAAGCGGCAGCGTCCAATCCTCAAGGCGCTGGTTGCGGCCCTGCAGGGTGTCGCCGATGCGCGGAGGGCTGGCTGATGCAGGTGCAATGCCCGTGCTGCGGCGAGCAGTTCCCGTTCGAGGCGGGATTCGCCGATGCAGACGGCAAGCGGCTGGCGGCGTTGCTGGCCGGACTGGATCCGAAGTTGGGCCGGGCACTGCTCAATTACCTGCGCCTGTTCAGTCCGGCCAAGCGCGGCCTGCGCATGACCAAAGCGATCCGGCTGGTGGAGGAGCTGCTCGACCTGGTCAACTCCGGCCAGGTGCAACGTGACGCTCGCACCAACGATTCGAAGCCGGCCGCCCCACGACTCTGGGCTGCAGGCATCGAGCAGATGATTGCCGGTCGTGAGCGTCTGCAACTGCCGCTGGAGAATCACAACTACCTGCGTGCCGTGGTGTATGGCATCGCTGCCGATCCAGCACAGGCCGCGCAACTGGCGCCCGCCCGTCCCGTCGCCGCTGCCAGCGTGGCCACTGTCCAACAGGTGCTGCAGGAGGCGATCAGCCGTATCAATGCGGACGAGCGGCTGGGGCTGATCGATAAAGAGGAAGCCGAGCGCCGCCGCCAGGCGGCAAGGGGGAACGCATGAAGCTGCGGCCGCAACAGATCCGTCGGCGTAACAACATGCTGCGCGAGCTGGCAGAGCTGGTCACCACATCGCTGAAGAAGCATGGCATCAGCGACGAGAAGGCCGCCAACGAAGCCGAGGAACTCGCATTTCAACTGCACCAGCGCTGGGCGGGCATCACTTTCACGTTCCCGGTGAAGGATGAGCTGGCTCGAAAGCGCCTGGAGCTGCATATCCTGGAAGAGTACGACGGCACCAACGCTGACATCCTGGTCCGTCGCTATGGCATCACGGAGGATTGGATATACTCGGTCCTCCGCACCCACCAACGCCGCCGAATCGATGAGAACCAGACCAGATTCGACTTTGGCGACACCGGCATCTGATGGCTCAACGGCGTTACCGCTCTGGCAACGCCGTTTCAATTTCTATCCCATTATCTTCCGCCTAATTTCCCTATATCCCGCTTTTATCGCGCTTTCCCTGTATGGTTTTTCTCAAGCCTGCACAAGAGGCGCAACCTGTACTCCCCGCCGAGGAAAGCGTTACGCCAGGCGCTCAGATACACGCCACCCCGGTGGAAAACGCTGCGCGGTT